ATCATCACTATCATCATCACTATCATCATCACTATCATCATCTATTGTTTCATATTCAGTTGAATCATCACCACCGTCATCATCTCCACCATCATCATCTGTATTAGTCGTGTGTGATGAATTTGAACTGCATGAAGAATTGGAGTGGGACTTAGGTTTAATGTTTTGTATTGCATTAGAAGATTGTTTATATATGGACACGTCGCTAAAATCTACTATACTAATTGAGTTGTCATGTAATTCAATATTGTTTATTGTTAGTTCACTATATTGAGGATCAGAACCTTTATATACATTAGACGAATCGGAAATATCAAGTATCTCGCTAATATTATCTATATTTAGTGTGTCTGTTTTCTCCAAGATAGTTAGTTTTGTTTTATTAGATCTAGAGTATGTGTTAAAAATACTGGAATATATTTCACTATCCATTTCGTAAAGCGAAAGTTTTTCTTGATGGAAAAAATCACTTTCATCTAAATAATCAATATCATCGGCAATATCGTAGAGAAATTTAGATTGGTTACATAAATAAGATCCGTAAAAATCAATTGCATTTGTCATACCAAAATTATTAAGCAGTAAACTAGATAAATATGAAAAAAAACCATCGACATAAGCGGAATTATTCTTGTCTTCTATTTTAAGTTTAGCAGATGATTTAGCTAAAGTATATGGCTCTGAAAGATTTGAATTTATACTAATGGTTGGTAATAATAGGCTATTATCAGAAGAGTCATATTTTCCAGTTAAATACTTTAATGGGTCTAGTAATGGTGAAAATTTACAAAATACGTTTCGTGTTAATTTATTATTTGAATTATCAGATACTATGGCTTCCATATTGTTTTTATCATAAAATTGGTTAATCTCTGCTAAATAGTAGGTATTGTTTAAGTTAATGTTTTTATAATTAGTATCGTGAAATGAAAAAAAATTGTCGTAAATAGGAATATAATTTTGTATATTGTTTACCTGAAATATAGATTTTTCTAAACTATTAAAGATGTTACCATTTTTGTTTTTTCTATAATAAATTATATTATTCATCTATCTATATTTGTAAAAATAATTTATTACTCATTTTTTAACTAATAATTCCGAAACAAAAGGTTTTTCGTATTTTCACCAAGTATTTTTTCTATGTTTGATATAGAAATGACATTAGATTTAAAGAAATTCGATATGCGAAATATAAGTTTTAGACCAGATGAAAATAAAGGACCGGTTATTGTATTAATTGGTCGAAGAGATACAGGAAAGAGTTTTTTAGTAAAAGATTTGTTATATTATCATCAAGATATACCGATAGGTACAGTTATTTCTGGAACAGAAGCGGGTAATGGTTTTTTTGCTGAACACATTCCTAAATTATTTATTCATGATGAATACCAAACTGCTATTATCGAAAACATACTTAAGCGGCAGCGGACAGTATTAAAGCAAATAAAAAAAGAAATGGAAGCCTATAAAAAGACAACAATTGATCCACGTGCATTTGTTATATTAGATGATTGTTTATATGATAGTAAATGGACCAAAGATAAAATGATGAGATTACTGTTTATGAATGGTCGTCATTGGAAAATTATGTTAGTAATTACCATGCAATATCCATTAGGTATTCCTCCGAATTTAAGAACTAATATAGATTATGTATTTATATTGAGAGAACCATATATTGCAAACAGAAAGCGTATTTGGGAAAATTATGCTGGTATGTTTCCTACATTCGAATCATTTTGTCAAGTAATGGACCAATGTACAGAAAATTTTGAATGTTTAGTAATAAACAACAATTCTAAATCAAATAAATTAAACGACCAAATTTTCTGGTATAAGGCACAAAATCATTCAGGATTTAAATTAGGATCAAAAGAATTTTGGGAAATTTCTAAGGATTTGAATTCAGACGATGAAGATGAAATGTATGATCCTGCTAACGCACAAAAGAAAAAACCAGGTTCAACTATTAATGTCAGAAAAAATAAGTGGTAAAATCGAAGACAATATAGTCCAATACAATAAAATATATTTTTATAGAATTGAAGTGATATAAAAATATATATTCAAATTATATATATAATATGAGTAATAATAATAAATTGAATAATTTAAATATAGATGGCATCGATCTTGGAGATATTAGGTTAAACGATATACCTGAAGCAGATATAGAAAATAACATTGATAATTCAACCGACAACTTAGAAAATTTAAATACACTCGCATTACCTAATGGAAAATCTAATAACTCTCGTAATAATGTTCATACATTAGATGATAATGTAGAAGAGGAGGATTCTAATATATCTGATTACGATAATAACATGTTTACCGGATCTAAAAAAATTAGACAACATATGAAAAATGATAGCACTACCGATTGGTATAATCAACGTGAATATATTATATTTAAAAACGAATTGAAAGGAGTAAAACGTAGCAACGTATTTGTGTTAAAAGAATGTAAAGAAAACAAGCGACTATTAGATTTAAAATACGACGACTTAAATAATACCATCAATAATGTCCAAACTTCTGTCATTTTCTTTTCTACTATATCTGGATTTTTACAGGCTACCCAACAACATTTCAAATTATCTGACACAGTAGTAACAGTTTGTTCTATTTTTATTGCTACTTATATTTCGCTCATTTTGTCTATTTCAAAATACTTCAAATTTGATGAATTGAAAGAAAAAATACATAATTTACGTGAAAAATATTCTTTATTACATAATAAACTCGAATATCGTATGGATATGGTTGGACCATGGACTTGTAAAGAACTATGGGAGTATCAAGATGCTGCTGTAAAATTAGAAGAATGGGATAAGGTGAAAAAATATATGGAAGAAGATTATAACACTATTATAGAAAGCAAGCAAAGTTTGTTTACAGAATACGAAATTATTATGGATACCAAATCTCGTAATCAATACTATATTAAGAATCGCGAATTGAATTACAACAATAGAGAAGTAATTTACGCATTGGATAAAAAAGAACAAGCATTGGAAGGTCGTATAACAAAAAATCCACCACCTAGAAGAACTTCAATTAAATTACAACACGAAGAATTAGACAATTGGGATAGTGAAGAGGAAGAATACTAAATACTACACATTTGGCGGTTTTATAATAAAAACAAATTTTATTTTTTCATTTTTTCATAATTCCACATGATATCAAGTAATGTACTATCTAAATCACTAAAATTAACCGGAATATTATTTTTTAATAAAGAATATTGAGTATTAATTGTATAAGTAATGCCTGGTCTAGTAGTTATATCATAATTTACATTCTTAGTTTTACCATAATGTATATTATGTAATATTTTTTCACAATAGTCATTTTTCCCATGTCTTAATAACAAATATGCCTCTAACGTATCATACATTGGATACTGATTTTGTTTGGCATTATATTCGTCATTCTGAATAATATTATTTTTAATATAATATCTTGAGGTAAATTTATATTTATAATAGAACTCGATATTATGTGATGAAATAACATTTGTATCTTCATAATTATTATTATTAGAATTGTTTGCCAAATTATACCATTTTAAAAATTCTGTATTTGTTCTTACTAAAGAATATAATAAAGAATTTCTAACTGGTATTAGTGGGAAAATGATATGATTGGTGTGCATTATACTCTGATAAAATGATATCATATAATTTTATATCATTTTATTATATTCTTTGTTTTACACACATTAACGTATAAAAATCAGTTTGCCTAACTAATTTACTGTAGTTTACTTAGTCCCTTATCAGTATTCTTTGATGTAACAATATTTTCTCCTTCAAATAACTCTGTGCGGATATCATCGGATGTTGCATCATTAGAAATAGCATTCACATTGGTCATATTCATGACACTCACTAATTCACCATCTTCATTTATGGTTTGCGACAATTTATTGCCAGATGCAGTAGCCTTCTCAATATTTTCTTCAATTGCACGTTGTTTAGTTTCTTTAATTCTTTGATCGAATGCATCCTTTGCCTTTTCTTCATTCTTCTTCTTTTCACTCATGAGTTCATTAAGTGTTTCTTCCATATATTCAACACGTCCAGTCTTATAAGCCTCGGGATGGAATGGAACCCACATACCGACAGGTCCAACATATACATCGTGGTTAGGATCATTTTGGCGCAACATCTTACATCTTAACTCTGCTTCTTGTTGTGTGGGAAATACACCACGAACCTTAATACCGCGTACATTTGTTTGAAATGAATATTTCTCTCCAAATTCCTTATCTAATGTTTCTTCGTTGTTATCAATAAAGGTCTTATACTCATCTTCAATTGTGGTATTAATCAAATTGTCCTTTTCGTCCTTTAAAAATTCTTGTAAGTCTTCAGTTACCTTTGTGGAATCCAAATTGTATTTATAAGATAAGAAACTCAAAAATTGGTTGTATTTCTCGAGTGATTTAGAAAAATCCCACTTATTTAGGAATTTTTCGAATAAAAACATGTTCTTTTGCTTCAAAATATCTTCGGGAGAGATAAAGGAAAGGCATGCGAACTTTTGGCCAGCAATAGATCTGTCTTCATCTAGTAGATCAACGTAATCTTTATTCTCACTACCATCAGCATTAAGTTTCAAAGGGACATTCTCGGGCTTAGAAAAACTCATTATGATATGTTACATATTTTTGCTTTTAAGTTTTAATATATTATATATTTTTTTTTCTAACGGATTAATATATAATGGACGGAATTTTTGATTTAGGAGAACTCGTAAAACGCGCTATCAAATACTTGGTTGAGGGTCTTATGGTTGCTATTGCTGCCTACGCTATCCCTAATGCCAAGCGTGCCCTTAACTTAGATGAGGTTGCCCTTATCGCTTTAACTGCTGCCGCCACCTTCAGCATTTTAGATACCTATGTACCCAGTTTAGCAGTTAGTGCTCGTTCTGGTGCTGGTTTCGGTATTGGTGCTAACTTGGTTAAATTCCCCGGAGGATTTTTGTAAGTTACCCAAATATATTTGAAATATAAATTGAAATTGAAATAAAAAATAA